GAAAGCAACAGAGGAGATAAGAGGATGAATAAAATATATACGTATTTGATACTCGCTGGTATCGTTATACTTTCAGTGTCACAGATATACCTATGGAAAGACCAGATGCAACTGTGGTATGAATTGAACCTACACATGATGTTGGACGGAAGTAAATCTGTTTAATGAAGAAAATACTGACACACTGGACCTTGGCGTTCATAACACTGGCGGTGTTGATGACGTGGGGATTGAAAGATCCTTTCATCAAGGAGACGGCAAGGTTAAAGAGTTTTGATCTAATACAGAAGTACGACACTCCCACTATGAGTGAGGATGTGGTCATAGTAGAAATAGACGAGAAGAGCATAGAACAGAACGGACAGTGGCCCTGGAAGCGTACAGTGTTGGCTGACGTTATATGGAGATTAAGAGAAGCAGGTGCGGGCATAATCGTACTACCAATATTGTTTTCAGAAGAGGACAGGTTAGGCGGAGACATGGACCTAGCACAGGCTTTGGTGCAGAACGGAATCGTGATAGCACAGGCTGGCACAACACAGACAAACAAGAACGCAGTACCACGAGGTGTTGCCAAGATAGGCGATCCCATGCCTTGGTTGTTTGAATGGCCAGGAATGCTTGGACCAATACCCCTACTGGGCGACAACGTGGACGGTGTTGGTGTGGTCAACACAACGCCAGAAATAGATGGTGTAGTTAGGAGACTGCCATTGCTGATGAGGGTGGGTGACGAAGTCTATCCAAGTGTTGCATTGGAAGTTATCAGGGTCGCAGTTGGAGATCCAAGTTATCAAGTCAAAGCCAGCGAAGGTGGTGTAATAGCATTAAGGGTACCAAAATTTAAAACAGTCAAGACAGACCAGTACGCAAGGATATGGCTGAGATGGAACAAGCAGTTTGAAACAATCAGCATCACAGATGACTTCACGTCAGTCGCAGGCAAGACCGTAATAATAGGAAATACGGCCCAAGGTATCAGCACAATCATAGCAACGCCAAACGGTGAGCAGTATAGTCACACAGCGATGGCAGTGAGTTTGCAGACTGTGTTGAATGGTGAGAACATCGTTAGGATGGACACAGCAACATTCCTTGAATATGTTGCGGCTGGTGTACTCGCAGTGATAATAATTCTATTGGCGGGATTTGCACCGTACTGGTTGGTTGGTGCTGTACTACTGACTGTGTGGTCGGGTACGGCCTATGGAGCATATTTCTATTTCGTAAAACACCTACAACTCTGGGACGCCAGTTGGATCATACTAGTGACAACAGTAACAGGATTCCACGCCGTGTTCAACAGGTTCGTGAAAGAGTTCAGTCTCAAACAACAAATCAAGAAACAGTTCGGCACATACCTATCACCAGACATGGTGGCAAAACTTCAGAAGGATCCCAACCTATTGAAGTTGGGTGGCGAATCAAGGAACCTATCAATAATGTTCACTGACGTCAGGGGATTTACTTCTATTTCAGAACACTATGGAGAGGACGTGCAAGGACTCACAAAGATAATGAATAGATACATGACGGCAATGACCAAAGAGATATTGAACAACAAAGGAACAATAGACAAGTACATAGGTGACGCACAGATGGCGTTCTGGAACGCACCACTTGACGACTGGGATCACGCGGAGAACGCCGTGTGGACAGGAATAAAAATGTTAGACAGCCTTGACAAGTTCAACGAGGAAGTACAGCAGGAAGGCATACCGGCTTTTGGAATGGGATTGGGTATAAACACTGCGGAAGTTGTGGTCGGGAACATGGGATCCGACCAACGCTTCGACTACACTTGTTTGGGGGATGGTGTTAACCTGGCCGCGAGGTTGGAGGGACAGTCAAAGACATATGGAGTGCGGATAGTTCTTGGTCCTGAGACAGCAAACAAAGTCAAAGACAAAATAAACGTGTTCGAACTAGACTGCATAGCCGTCAAAGGCAAGACGATAGGAGTCAAAATCTACACCGTTTCTAAAGAATCAGAACACCACAGGCAGTTCCTTGAGTCCTACTACGCAGGAGATTGGGAGGAAGCACTCAAGAGATTGGACACAGCCAAGGAGTTCCACGAGGACATGTCCGAGTACTACGTAAACATGAAGACTCGTATAGAAGCGGGCAAACCCACGGACTGGGACGGAACGTTCCGAGCAACAACGAAGTAATTATTTTTTTGTATCGCCTGTGGAGTCGAAGCTCTCAGACTTTGATTTGTATTTGGCCAGTATCTCGTCCAGTTCATCAGATCGGCCGGACTTGATGATCTCGTCCTTGTACTCTAGTACCATCGAAAGTTTCGTGTTTAGTCTTATCATGTCATTGTCTAACATCCTGATCCTGTCTACAAGTTTGATCAACGTGGAACTTGCGTCACCAAGCACGGGTTTGATCTCTTCTGTCACCCACTTCCAAATGTAATAAACGAAGTAACCTAAGCCCATCGCGGCCACGATAGGAAATCCAAAGTCCTTGATCATTATGGTGAGATCGTTAGTCGCGTCTAGCATCGTTCTTCCCTTCGTTAGCGGCCAGCCTGTCCGCGTTGGGTCTGATCTTCAAAACGTAACTCAACAGTGCATCTATCTTGACAAGGTCATTGTTCATGGTCTGTACCCTGTTGTCCAAGGCTCCAATTATGGCTTTCAAACTGTTCACAGATCCTGTCACACTTGCCAGTATGAACTTCAATGTGATGAACACAAAGGCACCCGCCGCTATGGCTCCAGCGATGGGGAAACCCACGTCTTTTATAAATGTTACGAAATCCATAATGTGCGTGTATTTACCAACATACAGATGTGCTAGTTTTATCAATTTTACCGTATCTTAAATACTTGTATGAAATTTATTTTAGTGGTCTACATGTGCATGGCGGGAGCCTGTGAGAGCGTGTACGAACAGAAACTGTATGACACAAAAGCATTGTGCGAGGCCTCTGGTGCGGAAGTGAAGGAATACGCAATGATGAATTTCCCACAGAGTTCAGGTGAGGTATGGTGTCTAACAGAAGACCAGTTCATCAAATACCAAGAATACTACGATCAGACCCAAGACACCTAATTGACATTACCACATTTCCATAGTATAATTGTGTATGATTCACGCAATGATAGATCTGGAGACCTTAAGCACAAATCCCAATGCCACCGTACTGACCGTTGGTGGTGTTAAGTTTGATCCATACACTACTGTAGAACCCGCACAAGGAATGTATTTCCGTGTTGACGTTGACTCACAGACAGAGATGGGCAGAGATGTCATGCAGGACACACTGGACTGGTGGGGCCGACAGGATCCAGAGATTATGGAAGAAGCATTGGGGGACAAGGACAGGATATCACTGGACGCAATGATTAAGACAATCAACAAGTGGAGTGTGGGAGTTGATGTGTTCTGGTGCCAAGGACCGTTGTTTGACTACGCAATACTACAGAATTTATACACACAGTTGGGACATCCTGTGCCGTGGCAATACTGGCAGATCAGAGATTCTAGGACTTTGTTTTCATTGGTTCCTAGAGATCCAAATGAAAAGAGGACAGGCCTGCACAACGCACTCGAGGACTGCTACTTCCAGGCAAGGAAAGTTCAGAAAGTTTATGCACAGTTAGGTATCAAGAATGCCAGATATTAAATGGTACAGCATTGAGGACCTTTACACCATAGAAGGTTTCAGATTAAGGCACAATAGAAATCCAAAGACCAAATGGATAAGACTGAAATGTGTTTACAAAATCAAAATCGGAAACAAAATAGTACACGTTGGCAGATCAGATACCTGTAAGAAACACGGGGGTGCTGAAAAAGTGAGAAAGGCGTTGGTTAACTTATTAAACATCCATGAGTATAACCCTTCTGTTCCAAAAACCAAAACGTGGCAAAAAATCCAGTTGCAACACAGACCAAATTCTAGTAATATAAAGATAGGAATTATAGAAACAAATGCAATCGGAAAAACCTATCTACAAGAAAGAATATGAACCTGTTGACCACGTAGGCGAAAGCGTATGGATGGGCAACGACACCCCCATCGATGAAACAGATTATACTTACGTTTTCAACGATAGATACCCTTGTGTGAAAGGGCATAAACTTTTCATTCCAAAACAAAATAATCCTGAATATGTTGGAAAGTCATACGGAATGGCATACCAATATGGGGATGACAAAGTAAAAATAGGAGAGATTGACGGATTCAATGTCGGAATGAATATAGGAGTATGTGCTGGACAAACAATTATGTGGCCTCACATCCACTTCATACCGAGGTATGAAAACGACAGCAAAGAAATTGGCGGTATGCGACATGCTCACCCCAGTGCAGATCACAAAAAATATTACTAATGGTTAGAAAAGCAAGAAGAATCAATCCCATATATGTTTCACCAGACGGTGGGGAGACTGTGTACGAACAATTACCAAACGGTAACAGGATTCTGGTGGAGCAATCACAGAGAGCCAAGGATGAAGAACGGGCATACGAAGAGGCAGAAATGGTGGGGGCGGAAGCGATTGCTCTGAGGAGAAAATATCCAACACTACAAAAAGCATGGGACAAATATCTTACCGTATGGCATTTAATCAACGGAAATGAGTGATATGTACAACTGCTCCAGTTTCATTTTTACCAGCAGTGTGCAGACGCCTGTGTACGTTTAAAGGGGTAATTAAATAGCATTATGACCAAGTATGTAAGCATAATAGGTAACGGTGAGAGCCGAAGAGGGTTTGACATAACTCCTTTGAAAAGTGTCACAACCATGGTTGGTTGTAACGCACTGTTTAGGGATCATAATTTAGAATACGTTGTGTGTGCTGACAAGCATATGTGCCAAGAGGCCGCCAACACAGTTGGTAAAAATACCACTATCTACACCAGGGAAAATTGGTACAAGCAGTTTGCATTTTGGCCCAACGTCAAACGTGTGCCAGATCTACCATACGAAGGAGACAAGAGGCAGGACGACCAGTTCCACTGGGGCACCGGACAGTTCGCCGCACTAGTCGGCATGAGTTTCAAACCAAAAGCAATATTCCTAGTCGGAATGGACCTCTGGGGTCTTGGCAAAGAGAACAAGCCAGAAAATGTAAACAACATCTACAAAGGCAGTAAAGGATACACGTATATTAAGAGACCTGTGGATCCAAGATACTGGATATACCAATTCAACAAACTGTTCCAACATTCAGAGTGCAGATGGATCATAGTCAATGAAGAAAATTGGGAAATGCCTGAGGAATGGAAAGCAAACAAAAATGTTTTCCAAGACACTTACCAAGGGTTGGCCAATTGGATAAACGTTCAGTTGACAAAAAAATAATTCAATATAAAATTGTTGTATGATTAAATCAATGGTGGATCACTTGATGGTGCAACAACAACTGAAGGCCCCACACAAAAGATGGAAACACATGGTGGGAGTAATGTGCCTTAATCTCACATACCGTAAGCACGTAAAGATAATCTTACCAAAATTATTTAAAAGGTACCCGAGTCCAGAAGCGTACCTGCGTGGCAGGTTAAAGACGCAACAAGAAATGCTTAAACCATTAGGCATGTGGGAGGTGCGATCAAAAAGAATTAGAAAGATGACAGAGCAGTATATGACCTGGGACAAGCGAGAGGCCAGCGACCTGCACGGCATTGGCAAGTATGGATCTGACAGTTACCAGATATTTTTCATGAATCACATACCTCCAAATGTTCAAGACAAAGAATTAAGAAAATACATTGACAATCTAGTAGGATAGTTTATAATAAAGAATATGTTTGATAAAATAAAAGATGGAGATCTAGTTACTCTTAAATTGATTTCAGGGGAAGAAGTCATCGCAAAATATCTTAGCAGGACCGACACACGATACGTCAGTATCGAGAAGGCACTTGTGCTAATGAACGGTCCACAAGGATTGGCATTTGGTACATTTTTCTCCACTGCTAAACAGGACGAACCATTCAACATCGCAATCGACAAACTGATTTCAATAGCACACATCAATGA